TCAACAAAACACAAAGGTTTAAAAAATAAAGTTGAGGACACCGACGAAGATGTAAAAAAATTAGAAGAAAATATTTTAAAATTAGTTGAAAAACATTTGAATCCTGAAACAACTAAAGGTGAACTTTTAAAAATCTTAAAAAGAAAATAACAAATGAATGTCTTTATCAAAAGAACAAATATTGTTGGAATATGCTAAGTGTATTAGGGATACCCCATACGCTCTTAAAACATATTTACAAACTTACGATAATACACAATCACAATACGTACCCTTAGAATTATTTAATGACCAAGTAACTTTGGTTAATGACTACGATACTTGTGAAGAAAATATTGCGTTAAAGTATCGTCAGGCTGGTGTATCTACGGTAACATCGGCTTGGGCATCTAAAAGATTAGTTTTTGCTAATAAAAAGAAACCTGAAAAAATTCTAATCATTGCTAACAAAATGGATACCGCTCAAGAGATGGGAAATAAGGTTCGATCGTTTGTTGACCAATGGCCAAAATGGTTGGGTGTTACTTTTTCTGTTGAGAAAAACTCACAAAGACATTTTAAACTAACCAACGGTTGTGAGGTAAAGGCGGTAGCAACATCTAAAGATGCTTTACGTGGATATACTCCAACAATATTAATATTCGATGAGGCGGCATATATCAATGCTGATGAGGACTTTTGGTCAGCATGTATGGCTTCCCTATCAACAGGGGGTAAAGTTATCGTAATTTCAACACCAAATGGATTTGACCCAATTTACTATTCAATTTATAGTCAAGCAGTAAAAGGGATGAATGACTTTAAGATTACAGAAATGTATTGGTTTCGTGATCCACGTTATTCAAAGGATTTAAAACTAATTAAATGTGATAATATTGTCCATTACATGTTAAATCGAGGTGATTACGTTGATTCTGAGATTACATTAGATTATAGTAAAATTAAAATTGGTGATCGTGATTTTAAAGAAATAAAAAATAGAGTAGAAAACGAAGGGTATAAGCCCTATAGTTCTTGGTTTGAGGCGATGGCTAAAAAATTAAAGTTTGATAAAAGAAAAATCTCACAAGAGTTAGAATGTAACTTTTTAGGTTCAGGAGATAATGTAATACCACCTGAAACCATGAAAACAATTAAAGAAAACCAAATAAAAGACCCTAAAGAAAAATTAATGGGTGGGGCTCTTTGGCAGTGGAAACCGCCGATTGAAGGACACAAATACATTATGGGTATTGACGTATCTAGAGGGGATAGTGAGGATTTCACCACTTTTACTATAATTGATTTTGATGAAAGAGAACAAGTCCTTGAGTATATTGGTAAAGTCCCTCCTGATGTTGTTGCTGATATTGCACATAAATGGGCTGAACAGTATAGTGCATTTATCGTAATAGATATTACCGGAGGTATGGGGGTTGCAACATCAAGAAAATTACAAGAGTTAGGGTATAAAAATTTATATGTTGATGGGGTTAACCCTGCAGATAAATGGAAATGGGACCCAAAAACACAAGATAAAATTCCTGGAATTAATTTTAACTCAAAAAGGGTTCAAATAATTGCATCGTTTGAGGAGTCGTTAAGACATGATTTTGGTGTTAGATCACAAAGACTATTTAATGAGTTAAATACTTTTGTTTATGTAAATGGTCGACCTGACCACCAAAAGGGGCAACATGACGACTTAATTATGGCGTTGGCGATGGCAATATATGTTGGTGAAAATTCATTTTCACAATTAGAAAAAGCAACTGAACAAGCAAAGGCGATGATAGAATCTTGGACAACGGAAAAAACAGATTTTAAAGATTCACATCAAAATTTTAATCCAGGGGTTCCGGTTAATATGAATGGTAATTATGGAAACCAAAGAAATACCTTAACACAAAGTGATTATGAAAAGTATTTATGGTTATTCGGCGGTAGAAGGGTTTAATTTAAACATTTCACCACTATTTTTAAAATAAAAAAGTATGGCAGAAAATAAATTTACGGTTTGGCAAAGATTAGGTAGGGTATTTGGCCCTAATTCTACGTTAGACCAACAAGGTCCAGTTTTTAAGTTTGACAAAAAAGAACTTTTAAAAACCACAGATAAAAATGAATATGAAAACGAAAAATTACAGGCACAACAAACCATGTACATTGGTAAACAATGGCAGAAAGTTGAGAGTAATTTATATCAACAGGCAGTTTATTATGAACCAACAAGAATCGCATCTTATTATGATTACGAATCTATGGAATATACTCCTGAAATTTCTGCGGCTTTAGACATCTATGCCGAGGAGTCAACAACACCAGACCAAGACGGATTTATTTTAAAAATATTTTCAGAATCTAAAAGAATAAAGTCGGTATTGTCGGATTTGTTTAATAATAAATTAGATATAAATACCAACTTACCTATGTGGACAAGAAACACATGTAAGTATGGTGATAATTTTGTTTATTTAAAATTAGATCCCGAACAAGGTATTGTCGGGTGTCAACAGCTACCAAATATCCAAATAGAAAGACTTGAACGTGGTATGAAAATAAGTGCTGACGTTTATGCAAAAGAAATTCAAAACGACTCACTTAAATTTACATGGAAAGAAAAAAACATGGAGTTTAATACTTGGGAAATTGGTCACTTTAGAATACTTGGAGATGATAGAAAACTACCATATGGAACCTCGATGTTGGAAAAGGCTCGTCGTATTTGGAAACAACTTTTATTGTGTGAAGATGCTATGTTAATTTACCGTGTATCAAGAGCCCCTGAAAGAAGAGTTTTTAAAGTATTTGTTGGTAATATGGATGATAAGGACGTTGACGCATATGTACAAAGAATAGCCTCTAAATTTAAAAGAGACCAGATATCTGATCCTAAAACAGGAAATGTAGATATGAGATACAACCAATTGGCGGTAGACCAAGATTACTTTATACCTGTAAGGGATCCAAGTGCAACTATGCCAATTGAAACATTGGCGGGAGCTCAAAACTTGGCGGAAATTGCAGATATTGAATACATACAGAAAAAACTTGTAACGGCATTAAGGATACCTAAAGCGTATTTAGGATTTGAGGAGGCTGTTGGTGATGGTAAAAATCTATCATTACTTGATATTAGATTTGCAAGAACAATTAATAGGATTCAAAAATCAATGATTGCAGAATTAAATAAAATAGCAATCATACATTTATTTTTATTGGGGTTTGAGGATGAGTTAACTAATTTTACGTTAGGACTACACAACCCATCAAAACAAGCCGACTTACTTGGTGTTGAAGTTTGGAAAGAAAAGATTTTACTTTATAAAGATGCTGTTGCTGAGGTACCAAATAGTGTTGCTGCTGTATCTGCGTCTTGGGCTAAAAAACATATTCTTGGTTTCTCTGATGAGGAAATACGATTGGATTTACAACAACAAAGAATTGAAAGGGCTGTTTCAGCAGAGTTAACTAAAACCCCTGAGATAATAAGCAAAACTGGATTATTTGATAATATTGATAATTTATATGCCACTAAATCAGGGTCTACAGCCCCTGCTGAAACTGAACCTGCAGGTGGTGGTATGGACTTAGGTGGTATGGACTTAGGTGGTGGAGCCCCTGAACCACCAATGGGAGGACCACCTGAACCACCAATGGGAGGTGGTGCGGTACCTGAAATATTTAATAAAGATGACATGAATTTACTTTTAGAAGAGACTCTTTTTAGGGGTTCCGACTATATGGATTTAGCAAGAGGTAGGAATTATTTGGTTGAAATTGATGAAAAATTAAAAAAATTGATAGATAAGTAATATTTATATTTAAAAATACACTATGAATACATTTGGTACTATTAAAACAAAAATAGAGGAGGCTTCTATATCTTTATATTCGAAACCCCAATTTAAAATTTTTATGCGAGAGTTTAAAAAAATGGTTTTAGAAAACAAAGATATTGCTGAATTATATTCTATATATGATAATTTATCAACTAATAAAGGGATTGATAAAGATATTGTTGACGATTATATAAACGAATCTATTGAATATTCACAAATACTAATAGAAAGTTCTCCTAATAAATTAAACGTTTTAGATAAATGGATTTCTAATATTGTAAAAAAAAATAAAAATAACTACAAGGACATTGATAATACAATTTACAGTAAATCAATTAAAAATCTTGAGTCTATTTTAGAATCTAAAAAGAATATTAAAAATAGTTTAATTAAAGAATCAATTAAGGAGTTAAAAGAAAGTAGTTATCTACCATTATCTTCTATGGTAAAAATCGCTAATGACTCACTTAAAAAAGAATTTTCAAATATAAATGAATCAGAAAAAAAAGAGTTAAATTCAATTTTATCTTTAAGTTTAGATGAGGTTAAAAAAGAAATTAAAGAGTTACAAGAATCTGTTACTTTAAAACTTAAAGTAACTATAAATGAATCTAAAGATGGTGATTTATCAAATGCGATAAATAATACAATAAATAAGGTTAATGAGACCAAGTGTGATCATTATAACTTATATAAACTAAGAAAACTAAATTTAGGATTATAAAAAATATTCAGATAATCAATCTGTTGAATAATTCTTTTGATTATACTTAGCCTTTTGAATTTGATCCCTTCTTATAACGGAGGGTTTTTTATATTCTTTTCTTTCTTGTAATTTTTGAATTTGTTTTGTTTTATAAATTTTAAGCTTGTAAGACTTTAACGCTTGTTCTATCGATTTATAATTTTTAACCGGTATTATTATCATATTTTTTCCTTTTATAGTATAAATATAAACGATTTTTTTGTTTTTGACAAATGATAAATATTTTATTATATTTCAATAAACAATAAACGGATAAGTCATGAAAAATGAAAAAAGGAAAAACGTCAAAATTAAATATATTTGACGATGTTAAATGCTATTACGGGACGGTGGATTCCAAAAATTTAAAATCAATATATGTAGTATTACAAACGTGGGTAGAACCAATAGACGATTATGATAATTGGTTTAAGATTACAGGCGAAATTAAAAGACAAATATTACACACAATGTTGGAGGTAGTAGATTACACCACATTTGAAAAACGCCACATAGTTGACTTAGATTTAAGAACAAGTGGAATACAAAAAAACAAAAGGAGTTTTTTAAATTTAGAAATAACCATGTTTGTACACAATCAAAATTTAGAATTTAAATCACTCATTTTACGAAATAAAATAAAAACAATTTTACAATCAATATATAAAGATGATTTAAAAAATTCAAAGTATTTTATATTAAGTAAGACAAAAATGAAAGAAACGATAAGTGCATAATATTTATTTTAAAAAAGTATTATGAGAATTTTAGGACCTAATGAAATAGGAAAAGGAATATTAGTTGAGTGGGATGCTGGAATAATCAACCCAAATGACTCAAGAAACAATACGGTTATAAAGGAATCTTATGGTAAACTTGATTACTCTAAACCGTTTGTTTTCTACGCCACATTACAAAAGTATGGAGTACCAAACCGTAATGGTAGAGTATATCCTGAAAAGATTTTAAAAAGGGAAGCTGAGAGATACAAAGAAATGATTAATCGTGGAATGTCTATTTCTGAACTTAATCACCCTGAATCTTCACTTATAGACTTAGATAGAGTTGCTCATTTAATAACCGAAATATGGTGGGAAGATAATGTGTTAGTTGGTAAAATACAATTACTAACAACACCAGGATTCCATGAAAGAGGTATTGTATCATCTAAAGGTGATGTGGCAGCAAACATGATGAGACAAGGGGTTACTATGGGGGTATCTTCTCGTGGTGTAGGATCTTTAGTTAAAAAAGATGAACAAAATGAAGTACAGGAAGATTTTGAATTGATATGTTTTGATTTAGTATCATCACCATCTACGCCAGGAGCATATCTTTATTTAAATAAAGAAGACAGACCAAAATATGAAGAAAAATTAACAGAACACGAAAATATTGAGAATAACTCTAATCCTTTAAATAAATCTGTTGACTTAATGAGAAGATTATCCGATTATTTAGATAAATAAATTAATTAGATATGGACGAAAAATATTTTGTAGCTAGAGTAACCACAGATATTGTGGATGAAAATACAGGGAAAGTAAAAAAAATTAAAGAAGAAAAATTAGTAAAGGGGTATTCACCTACAGATGTTGAAGCTAAAGTAACTAAGACTTATGAAACATACACTATGGATTGGAGAATTACTGCTATTGTTGAAAGTAAAATTGATGAGGTAATAGAATAATCATTTACTAAAATATTAATTAAAGAAGGGGGTACTAAAAGGTACCCCCTTTTTATTTAAATCTATTTTTTTTAGATAAAAAGTAAGATAATCAAACTTTTTTTACTTATCAACATATTTATTTGATAAATAAACTTATAACGCATTACTTTTTTAGAAATGAGTATAGAAAAAAAATCGGTAGTTGAAGACGCTTTATTACAAATAAAGGCGGTTGAGGAAGCTATCAGCGAAAATGCAAAAGGAATACTTGCTTCAACCATGAAGGAAGAAATCAGTGAATTAGTTAAGGAATCATTAGGTGGTTCAAGAAAATCTAAAAAGTCATTGTACGAACAAGAAGAAGTTCCAACAGACGTGGAAGATGATGAGATCGATTTTGAAGACGATGAGATCGATGTTGAAGACGGTACGGATGACGATGAAGAAGATTTAGACATGATGGCAACTCAAGATGATAACACATCTGATGTTGACATGGGAATGTTTGATGATAATGAAGACGAGATCGCACCATTAGATATGACATCGGCATCACCACAAGAAGTTTTAAAAGTATTTAAGGCTATGGGTGACAACGATGGTATTATAGTTAAAAAAGAAGGTTCGTATGTTCACTTAAGTGATAGCGAAACCGACCGTGACTATTTAATCCAAACGGAAAGCGATAATAGAAGAAATAGAAATATGAGATCAAAACTTAACGAAAAATATTCTGAATCTTCAAAATTTGAAAATCTTCGTGATTTTGATTTTTCAGAATTTGAAACTGAAATGCCAAGTCGTCGTAGAACAAACAGAGATGAGGTAGAAAATGAGGTAGAATATGAGTTAGAGTTAGGTGACGAACCATTTAACAAAAACATGGGTGAAATGGGTGAAAGTATGTATGGGTCATTCGGTAATATGAGAAGAAATGACTATAAAGGTGACACCTATTATGATGAAAATGACAGAATGGCTAAAGATTCTAAAATCTACGGTATAGGT